CGTGAAGAAATAATTGATATAATAACATCTCATATACCTACATTAGATAAACAATTATTATCTGAATGTATTACAGTGCATGGAAAAAAGAAATTTAATAGTACTAACCCACATTTTAATTATACGTATCAGGATTATTTTACTGATGGTTTATATAAAGAATTCGATAATCTTTTTCCGGATGATTTATTTGACGTATTAGGATATTTACGTAAATAATTTATTATGATACCATCTACGAACGAGGTTAGAATAGAGACATCTACTGCTTGTAATGCAGGATGTGTTTTTTGTCCTCATCCTACTAAAGACTTTATTCGGAAGAGGGAAGTAATGTCTTTGGATAATTATAAATTTTATTTAGATAAAGTATTAGATGAAATAGGAGATCAAATACATGAAACTACCTTTTCTGGTTTTGGTGAAATTTTTATAGACAGCGGGATTGTCGAAAAGATTGCTTACGCTGGCGAAACCGACTTACTTATACATCTTTTAACAAACGGGTCTATGCTTACACCGGAGCGTATAGACAAAATATATGAAATTGGAGTTAAGGATATAAGAATAAGTCTTCATACCACAAACCCTGACAGTTATGGTAGAGTCATGAATTATAAATCCTCTGGGTTTGATTTCAAGTCAGTCATGAGAAATGTCAATTATGCTATTGAAAATAAACCAGTAGAAACTGATATTATAATTACTGCTGACATAGTTGAGGAGAACAAAGAAGACGTAGAACAAATGATTAAAGATTTTGAAGACAGATGTTCTCTTGAAGTTTGGTATCCTCATAACTGGGTTTATGGTAAGATCTATAGAGATAAAACTACAGAAAATACTTTAAAAACATGTGGCAGACCGTTTAATGGGCCTATACAAATTCAAATAGATGGAGATATAATTATGTGTTGTTTTGATTTTAATAATGAACTAGTTTTAGGTAATTTTAAACATCAAACATTAAAAGATATATTTAACGGGGAAGTTTTTCAAGAACTTCTTACTCATCATACTAATGGTACTTGCCTAGAATCAAATTTTATTTGTAAAAATTGTGATCAACTCAAAGATAAGAGTGATATTGTTATATATAACAATAGAGTAACTGATAAACAAAAACGATCTAACCAGACTAGCACAATACTGGCTAATTTAACTAATGTCTAAATATCAAACAATTTCTGACTGGTGCATTCTAGCTGATGAAGAAGATTGTCATATGCTCAATCATGTTAAAACTGAAATACAAAACTGTAGGTGGCATGAAGGGTATGTAGATGATATCATAATACCGTACTTTTTAACATCTAATAGACGAACTGTTATTGATGTCGGTGCGAGTTATGGTTGGATGGCTGTCTCTTTTGCAAAATATTTTGATCAGGTAAAATGTTTCGAGATTAGAGAGGATATAAGATACGCCCTTAAAGAAAATACTAGTAGATTCTCTAATGTTGAAATATTTGATTGTGGTTTAAGTGATAGTAAAAGAAATGTTAAAGTGCACCTTCGACAATCCACCGGTGTTTCTCGTATTGTTTGTAAATTCGGGAAGCCAGATAACTATGGACCAGTTGTAGAAACACCTAATGGTCTCTTAGTAGATACACTTGATAGTTATAATTTTAATAATGTAGATTGTATAAAGCTTGACGTTGAAGATCATGAATATTATACATTGCTCGGTGCGTTGGAGACTATAAAAAAATGGAACCCGGTATTAATTGTTGAAATAAAACCAGTAAGAAACAGACATATAAGTTTTTTTAAACCAAGGCAGCGTATTTTCAAACTATTACACTCTCTTGATTATCGAATAGCAGATGTACGAAGAGCTGATGTTATATTTACCCATAAAAGTCTAGATCACTATAATGGTTTAGACCTGTAACATCAATTGATGTATCTTCTCCTCTATTTAACCAAGAAGCCTTGCATTTATCTTTCAGATATAATCGAATGTATCTTCTTTTCTTTCCAATTAAATGTATGTTATTATATATAGCTGTGTCTCCCCACAAAACGTCTTGTTTTTTATAACTTATCAAACCATCTTCTACTTTATTTACTTTATCAAAAATAAGAGTTCTCAAATATGTTTCAAACCAAGTGTTATATAGAAAATATGCCGCAGATCTTGTCGCAGCTATAGTATTAATATCATATCTAATATTTTCATATATATTTTTGGCTTTAACTGTCACGCCTGGTATATATTCTTTTAACGGATAATATTTGAATTTGTTTTCTTCATGTATAAATTTTCGTGTTTTTAAATTTGTTACTAATGCAAGATTTGTATCTAATTTCTCACATGGAATAATATAGTTTTCAATTTTATTTTTGGGATTTTCATAAATATAATCACTTTTTGTTCTTATAACAATATCGTATTTAACATTGTGTTTTTGCTCATACTCTTCCATTAACATATACGCCCTTTTATTACTAAGCCATTGACCAAATTCGTATCTATCTTTATTATGTATATTTCTTAATTTTATCTTCTTACTCGCTAAAAAGATATATATGTTTTTTAATAAAAATGTTAAATCGTTTAATTTAGAATAGTCTTCAATTTTATATTTTTTAGGTTTTAAGTGATTTATATATTCTTCTAATTTATCATCGGTTACATGTCTTTCTAATTTTTCACACGCTGGGGAAAACCCCGTCACATTCCAAAAATGTATAAAAAAATCAACGTGTACGTTAGGTATATTAAATTCTTCTTTTATTCTTTTATATGTTAAATTTAAGAATCTAGGCTGAGCACATAATAAAACAGCTATTTTCATGTTTGGATCTTCTCCTGTTTAAATTGGTCGCATCTACCTATAAATCGTGGGTGACTCTGGTGAAGAATAGGCCATACTCTAGGTACATTAGTATAATTTAAGATATAGTTTGCTAGTTCGGCATGACTACTACCTTTCCATATTGGTTTTTTATTAGTATACATACCCATACCTATAGGTATTTTTGGAAAATTATTAAAAATTTCATTAAAAACAGTAGTATTACTCAGCATGTAAACGTGATACATCCATGGCTCTTTACGTCGAGGAACAAGAACTAATCTCTCTACAAGTAATGCGCTTTTCTCTGTAACATATTTACAATAAAATCTTAGTGTGCTATTAATAATTGATTCGTCGTCAAATAAGCAATCGGTTTTTAAAATGATAATTAAATCATATTTATCTTTCTCTTTTATAACATGAAAACTTTGCGACATACTATAGAGTTGAGAGAAACACGGAGTGTTTGAATATTTTATAGCGCGTTTAATTTCTTCACACGACATAAAGTCGTTACTAGGTTTAAATTTATCTACATAAAAGTCTAATACATCTTTATTTTCAATTTTATAGTTGACTGGATTAAAGCTTTTTAATAGTTCTTCATGTTGTAAATTAGATTCAATAACACATACATCATCTAAATTAATATTCTTTTTAATTAACTTGTCAATATTTCTACATCTGCGCGTTATATTATCCCACAAATGAAAATAAACATCTATATTAAATTTCTCTTGAGATAGTTTATTGAATTTTCTTATATTCTCAGCAGCATTATTTTGCCAATTTCTAGCTTCTCCATAAAAACATAAAGCTATATTGTACATTATATTTTTTTAATTAAAACCTCTTTATTGTGGGTGCTAAACTCTGTATAAAAAATATCATTCAATTGTATAACCTCGGTGTTAGTTGGTAATCTATTAAACAGATCAGTCTGTATATCCTTTATATCAAAAACACCGTATTTATCGCTAGGTATGTTTACTTGCAAGTGTAATAATACAACACCACCCGGTTTTAAAACTCGTATTATCTCGGAACAAAATTTTGAAGGATATAATGCATGATCAATTACATTAGAAAAAATAAAATCAAAAGAATTATTATTAAAATTTAAATTATGAAAATCCCCTTCAATGACTAATGGTTCATGTGCAACTAGATCTATACCAATTGCATCTCTATTTAAATCTATTAAAGCTTGTACTTCTTGCCCAGTTCGTGCACCTATACATAAGCAACTATCACCAATATAATCTATGTGTTTATTAAAAATCTTTTTAAATCCTGTGAGAAATCTTGGCCATAATGTACTTAACCATTTTTTTCGGCGTACTGGATCAGTAGTTTTTTCTTTTTGTAAATTAATATATTCAATATACTTGTCATTCTTTGTTCCAAGTTTCGTTGATCTGTTTTGGAACGATGAACGAGGTGCACTCGCTGATTGTGGTTGTACCTCAGTTAAGACCTCTGGTATAAATTGTTTAAACTTACCTGCAAATTGTGAACCTATTGGTTGCACTCTATTTATATTACTGTAACTTAAAACATAGTCTCCAAATTCAGCATGACTGTGACCTCTCCATTTATATTTTGACCACACTCCCATACCTATAGGTATTTTAGGAAAGTTATTGAACAATTTGCCGAATTGCCTGGGACATGCCATCATATAGCCATGATGTATCCATACTTCTTGTCTTTTACAACGCAAACATATAGCCTCTACAAAAAGATAATTTTTGTTTGTGTTTGATACTTTGTTACAATAGTGTTTTAATATCTTATCTGTTACAGATTTGTCATTAATTTGGCAATCGGCTTTTTGAATAATAATCATATCGTATTTATCTTTCTCTTCTATAACATGAAAACTTTGCGACATACTATAGAGTTGAGAGAAACACGGAGTGTTTGAATATTTTATAGCGCGTTTAATTTCTTCACACGACATACAGTCGTCACTAGGTTTAAATTTATCAATATATTCATCTAGAACGCTTTTATTTTCAATTTTATAATTAATTGGTTTATAATTTCTTAATAGCTCTTCATGTTGTAAATTAGATTCAACAACAAATACTTCGTCTAAATAATTGTTTTCTTTTATTAACTTAAGAAAGCGTTTTTCGTAATTAGGTGCTAACACGTCAAATCTACGCGTAATATCATCCCATAAATGAACATATACATCTATATTAAATTTCTCTTGAGATAACTTATTAAATTTGTCAACAGTAGCCGCGCCCTGCTGCCAATTTCTAGCTTCTCCATAAAAACATAAAGCTATATTATACATAGTAGTTAATAATGACTGTATTTTCTTTTCTGTTCGTTGTAATGTTCAGGCATTTGATGTAATCTATATTTTAGAGTATCTCGTAAATATCCATGTACTTTTACTTTAGCATTGTTTAATAATAGATTCATAAACACTGTATGGTCATTCAATACACTTAAATGTTTCCCGCCACGGTAGGTATATAGATCTGATGCAATTTTTTGTGGATAATTTTCCCATATGTTTTTATTTAATGTTTTTGAATTACCAAAAAATAATGAAAATTCCGGTATTATAAGAGGATTACGCTTGACACTCCATACTTCAATTTTAGGTAAAAATATCTGTTCTTGAAAGTTAGAGTCTTTAGCTATTTTTTTAATATGCGTAAAGTCTGGCTGGCATTTAAACTCTACATCAGTCCTTGTTTTAATAATTAAATCATATTTAATATTGTTTTTTTCTTCATACTCTATTCTCATTAATTGATTTTTACATAAACTGTGCAACTGAGAGTAACCAGGCGTATTAGAATAGTAAATTTGGTTTTTTAATATCTCTTTTGTATCATATCTCGGATTTGGTTCGTTTAAGCTACATACATAATCCCATATGTAATCTATTTCGTCGTCCATTTCATTTTTATCCGCCATATGGCCAACCGTTGGTAAAAATAAATCATCTAATTCCTTCTTAGTTACATATTCAACAAACGGATCCTGAGATTTATGATTACGTTGTCTTTTCGTAACATGATCCCATATATGATAAAATACATCTAACTTAACATCACCAACCAGACCGTAAAAGCCTTGGTATTGTTTTATATCTTCACGAAATTTTTTTAAGCTAGCTGCACCGTATTCTTTCATGCGAGGCTCACCACATATACATATTGCAACATTCATTTTTAATTTAGTTTTTTTATGACTTTTTTGTATTGTTCTTTTAAAGGTATATCAGAATCAGCTAATACTCTAACATGAGGGCGACCTAATATGTTTTGCTTTGTATATTTATTAGCAATCTTTATCATCCTATTACAGATAATCATCCGAGGAACATTAAGCTGGTCAGCGACTTCGCCTTGGTACATATATCCTAATTCCTCGGCAGGTATACTATTTAACCCTAAAACTTCTCCACAAACAAGTTCACCTGCTGACCAATTTACATCTATACCGTCTACCTGTAAAAAAATTCTTGATTTTTTTATCATATTAATAATAGTTCTTAGGTATTGATTTATACATTGTAACATTTCAGGCCCACTCCCAACCATATACCAATCCTTCATGTGTAAATATTGTGTTTTATAATTATATTCGTGCAATTTAGTACATAGAGAGCCGGGTCGAGGTTTTGCATATATTTTATTATCTAAAAGAGTGAAACTATCATAATTAGTTCTAGCTTTAGTCTGATGATCTTCTTCAACCTTGTAAACTTCTTCCAGCCAAACCCGACTATCGGTATTATATGCGCCTTCCCAAATTTGTAGATCTCCATATTTACAAAAAATTCCCTTTTTGTTATTATATAACGCGTCATAAAATAATCGCTTATCGTGTGTATATTCTTTTTTGTTTTTATATAAATCTAAAGTAGTAAATAATACATCCGTTCTAATTCTAAAAATATAATCATATTCTTCTTCTATTAATTTTGCTCCTTCTTGTAATGACACAAATTGACCTAGATAGTATGTTAGGTGGCTTGGTTGTGTAATTTCAAAAATACTTTTTTGCAAATATTTTTTATGCTTATCTATTTTCCGTTGTTGAATATTATTAATAATATCTTCAACAGATTCAGACTCTTTCGTTTTAGATGTATATTCAAAAAGTATTTCATTAGTTCCTGTACTAATTTTTTTTTCGTTTTTATTAAGAAAATTACATATTTTTTCTTTTTCTTTTTGTACGATTTTAAATACTGCTTCACAGGTTTGCTCTAATACGGAATAATCAGTAAATGAATAGCTTTTCGGCTTATATGCAGTTATTATATTTTTTTTATCTTTATCAGTTAATTCATATTCAGGATCGTGACTATGATATGCTATTTTATCCCAAAAGTGAAAATAATAATCTGTAGTACTATTTTCAAAAGTAGTCTCCTGTATAATACTTTTGTAGCTTAATTCCCAAAACCGAGGTTGACCGTATAATAATACTGCTAGTTTCATTTAATAAAATCAGTTAAATTACCCCAGTCATGTTTATCGTACTGATAGTCTCTATTTATTATTTCCATCATTTCTTTATGTTCGGGATGCTTTTTATCAAATATATTATGCTCATCAAATTTTCCTTCAGTAAATGTACCCCAATTAAAAATTCTTGATGTGTATGAATCAAAATTGTGTTGTTTAGCTATTTCAATAAATTCAGGTATGCTTTGATAATTGTTTTTTTGTACACACATATCTAACCTAATCCACGGTAAATTAAGAGATTTTATAAAAGTTAAATTCTTCATTAATCGGTTCCAATCTCCTCCGACTCTAACTTTATCATAATGTTCTTTTATACCAGCATCTAAACTAATAATAGCGCTTATGTTTAATGTATGTATATTTTTTAGTTTTGCCCATCTTTTTTCATCCCATAATACACCGTTTGTTTGTAGTGCTAATGTAATTTTAGGATTAAGATGTGGTTTAATTTTTTTCATTAGTTGAAAAAATGACGGCGCGCCAAATGGATCGCCTGAACCTGTTATAATAAGATTGACGTCATGAGGCTTACTATGAATCATCTGTAATAGTTTATCGTTAATTTTTAATACTTGTTTATATCGCTCCGGAAAGTTTTTTTGTCTGGGTTTTTGTCTGGGGACGGAGAAGTCGCTACGGTTACTGTAAAACTTCATGGTATCTTTCCTGTTGACTGTGGTGAGATTGCTTACTCGATCGTTATAAAATATTTTTTTGCTCCGGCAGCTAGGACATTCTAAATTACAAGATCTATCATAACATAGATTAATAGTAGCAGGGAGATCAGATATCTCAAGGTCCCATTGTACAATTTGTTTCAGTCTTTCACCATGTTTTCCATTTAATATATCAGTACGTTTTGGTAAGGTTTTATTTTGAATCATAGGACATTCTTCCTTATTGCACATACTAAAAGAACCATCTAGAATAGTTCGCCGGAACGCTTTACTGCGATCACTATTCCATTCTTTAGCGAAATCTAATTCTGGAGTAATATCTCCTATTTCGTTAAGGTTAACCCACCGTGGACAGCAATTATATAAACTCTTTTCTTGTATCTCTAAAAAGGTCCATGGTCGGTCACAAAACCTAGTTGCAAGATCGTTTGACATGTGTAATTAATTACAAGAATAAACACTTATTTCAATAGTAATTATGACTACAACTAAGACCAAGACCAAAAGAACTAGAACAAAAAAACTAGATAAACAACTTGATAAAGTTGAAGATATGAATGCGCCTGCAACTAAGACCAAGACCAAAAGAACTAGAACAAAAAAACTTGATAAAGTTGAAGCTCCGGTAAGTGAGGGTTCTATTGGAATTAATCCCATTGAAAATGTAGATATTTATTTTAATGGAGCTGAGTATAAACCAGATAAAAAAGATATACAAGAAATTACATTTTTAGGTACAAAAACATTACAAGCGAAAATTAAAAAAGATCTCTCAGTTTTCTGGAATCCTTTAATATGGGATTGGACTAAAGTACCAGATAAAGAAGCATATGAGACAAAATACAAACGTAAGTGTCAGGCTATTTATTTTAAAGAAAAGGTTTTTGTGGTAGAAAAATCCAAAATTAAAAAAGGTATTGTTAACGATGAGTTTGTTGATACTGCTGAGCTTCCAATTGGTATTGTTGTTTATTGGTCACTTGATACCCAAACATGGGACATGTTAGGTTATAAAGAAACGCTTTTACGCTAATATTTTATATAATGCTAGACACATTATTTGATAAAATATATGTAGTCTGGGGTCGAGATCCTGCTCGAAAAGAATATATACAAAACCATTTACGAGTATGTAATATTGAAAATTATAAATTTGTTCGTAGTATTACTCCAGATAATCTTTTCATTAAAGGTAAAAGAAATAGAAAAATTAGATTTAAAAAAATATGGGACCCTCAAACGCTTGTTTCACCAGTAGTAAATAACTCAGAAACGTCCGCGTATCCAATGTCGTTAGCAGAAATATGCTGTTCGTATGGCCATCTTAAAGCATGGCAAACTGCAGTTAAAGACAACGTAAATAATTTTCTTGTTCTAGAAGATGATGCCGCATTAGATGAAGATTTATGTAATAATGCTTTAGAGTGGAAGGAGTATATTCCACCCGGTTGGGATATTATTCATTTTCATTCTTGGCGACCGTTTGACAGTAAGCGAGAACCTGAGCATGCTCAAGGACGAATTGAAGTTAATGATTATTTCTATACTGGATTTAAAGAATATAGCGGCGCAGTTTGTTACTCTCTTACCAAAAATATTGCAAAACAATTATTGTCTCGATTTTATCCTATAACACATAGCGCTGATGGTATTACAGGTACGCTAAGCGGTACTATTTTTTCTAGAAAATATTATAAAGCATATATCTTTCAACCGTTTTTATGTTTACCAGGGTATCGTGGAACAATATTTGATAGTCAAATCGATGCAGAGAAGCAAATTAGTAAAAAATTCATAACAAGAAGTCAACGTTATGCTAGGGATGGTTTTGATTCTAACATATTATAATATTAAATTTATTACCAGTAATAATCTCATTAGTCTTTTTTCTATCTTCGTTAAACATATTATATAGGTCTTTGTGTTTGTTTGGATTTTTTAATCTATGTATTAAAGATTCAGTCCATTTAAAATGATAAACTTTAAAATTTGATTCGTATACATTAGGTGTAGGTACAGGAGGATACTCCCAGTATTGTTTGCTACATTTTATCTCATTAAGAGCTGCTGGTTGTTCTTTTTTAGAGTTCCATACTACAAAGTGATGTCCTATCCGTAATTCTATTTTTGCTTTTGATAATAATATTTTTTTCCAACTAGCATGTATTATTCCTTTTGTGATTTGTACTCCTTTTGGAAATTGTTCAAATAAATTTTCTGGGTATTGTACTTTATGTAAGATGAGGTCTCTAGCAACTCGATCTTCGAAGTCACCCTCGAGAGCATAATAATTATTTTTTTCTAAAAACTTAACACAATCTGGTATATTATTAAAATGTCCATAATCATTAAATTCATCTTGGTCTGGAAATAGAACCCAATCTTCTTTTGGGAGTGTTGTTTGCCATTTTAATAAAATGTTATTTGCTTCAACTACATCATATTTTTTTGGAATTAAATTATGATTCTGTATATCGTTTGCGGTATTTATTTTTTGAAATTGTTTAAGATTTTTTTTATATTTGTCGACACCGCAAGGTATAATAGTAAAATTATTAGAATGAATTCCTAATTTTTTATAATAATCTATAAAATGTCTATATAGATTTAAATCCGGATACTCATTTTCATCCAAACATAATATTGAAAATAAATGTATCTTCATGTTGATTATTTTTAAGGCTATTCTATAATATTTATTATGATTTTAAAAGATATCGATCTCTATGATGGAAATTTGATCCATAATCGGTTCGCTTATAAATATTTTCGGAAAAAGACTCTCCCGATTGGAAATATTATTGCGTTCCGAGCACCAATGAAGGTAGAAACGGAGGGAATGATTGACAATGAAGACCTTCTTAATAATGATTTCATTTATTCTGACGACGCTGTTAATTTTTGCTGGGAGCTTCCTAATTTATGCCCATTGGGTGCTGTATTCTTTCAAAGATTATTCAATACACAAATTGCGAACCTGTTGTCAACGAAATATTTAAAGGCTCCCATTGAAGTTGACGGTGATGACTTAATTGTACACAAAGAATTCGAGCAACATGGCATTATTCAACCAAAAGGCAAGTGCAGTGTGAGTATAACCTATTCAAAAGACAACGTTGCTATTGGTCACACTGCAATTAATGTAACTGCCGGTCGACAAGCCCCGTCTTTTGCGTTTTCCACGAATTTAACCGACGATCAAGTGGAAGAATTCATGAAAATCGTGGTGGATTTGTACTATTCCATGACGGACGACGCGTTTATTGCGACAACAAAACTGACCGTATGAGTCTTGGTTCTATATCTAAATTTTTTTTGCAAAACCCGGGAGATTTTCCTATTTTGCTTTTAGAATTGAATTTTTTTAGTTCGTATACGTGTTCCAAATTTTTTTTGCAAAACTTTTAGTAAACCTGGTAATGGATCTTAGACTGTCTGTATTATGAAGCAAGCGAACAATTTTTTTGATTTTGTAACTAATATTTTATTTGAAAAGGATAAAGTTGACATCGATGTCACATCAGCACAAATTTATTCTCCATATATAGTGAATAGGTACGTGACATTTGCTGATGTTCGATTTGTCTCAGCAATAAACAATAGTGTTAATATGTATGGGTCGGTTTTTAGTATAAATGTTGATCATTATAATTTTTTACATGCTTTAATTCCAAAGACAAAAAGAAAATATATTAATTATACTAAAAAAATAAAAAAAGATAAAACTACATATGAAAGGGTATGTAAACAATATGAATTGTCACAACGTGAAGTGGATTTGTATTCAGAAACATTTAAGATAAATATTAAAAAGTATGAATGAGAAAAAGTTAAAAAAACAATACGAACAAGCATTAGATAAGTTAGAGTTAACTGACGGTCAACGTGATGCTTTTGATCATGATGCAAAGCGAAGCTTAATTGACTTAGAGACGTATCAAGAGACTGATACATTTAGTCTTCAAGGATATAAATTGAGCAAAGTTATGGATGATATTGTTTTAGCACAATATGTAGATTTATCAAATGACGGACGGTCTGTTATACGGAACGGCATCCACATTCCACTGTCTCAAGTTAAACGTACATGGCGTCTAGCTAGAGTTATATTAGTCGGCTCGCTCTGTAAATTTACTACACCTGGGGATGTAGTTTGCTTTCCAGATGATAAAGGTATTAAGGTTGATAATTTACGAGTAGTTGGTCATGATCATTCTCTTAGAGATTGTATCTTTTTAAATGAGCAACGCTTTTTTGGAATTTGTCAAGACCTAGAAGACGATGATAACTAGTCTAGCTAATCTTAAAGCTATATTATTAGACAAGGTATGTGAGGTAAAGTTTGTAAGACGGAACCTTAAGCCTGGCCGTCCGGGCACTAGGCGAATGTTATGTACTAATAATGCACAGCTTTTAAATTCTGTGGAAGGTCGTACTATTTTAAATTATGTTCCGCCACGTCAGGCTCCTAGTTACAATCCTAATCAAGAAAACTTAATTGTAGTTTGGGATATTTTAATGCAAGGTTATAGGACTATAAATTGCGACACAGTAGATTTAATTAGTACATTAGAATCAGATGAAACATTTTGGGTATATTTAAATGAGAAAATTTCGCCAATGTCTGCTGGTGAGAAGATGGGATTTATGAACACATGACATATGACGGCGTTGATAATATATTAAAAAGGCTATTACTTACTACTGTTAAGATTACATCTAAAAAACGTACTCTTGGTATTGGGCAAATTATGCTATATGATATAAAGGATTTTAATATTAAATTATTATTTAGCAATAATAAAAAAGTAGAGCTATTATATCCTTTTAATATTATTACTGATAAAAAAATCGTTTATTTTGATTATACTTTACAACACATACATCAGGATGATATTATATGGAAGGCGCGTATTAATCGATTAATTAAAAACCAACGCAACAAGTATCATGACTTGCTTCTCTCTATAGAGATATTATAATATACATATGGGTCTTAAAAATTTCCCGAAAGGATATATTCCATCCACAAGTCAGCAATATGCTATACCTAATATACTTGATGCGTTCAAGGAAAATAAGTTTGTTGTCATGCAAGGACCGACTGGCTGTGGAAAGAGTTTTGTTGCTAAAACAATAGCAAATGGACTACAAAAACTACCATCCAGGTTATCAAAGATAGTTTCTGATTATAGAGCATTTGAGACATCTTGGGATAATGGTAAATTAGTTTATGAATATGCAGATGATTTTGTAAATAAAAATTATGGCACATCGATATTAACAACAACAAAAGCACTACAGGATCAGTATACTAAAGATTTTGAAGATATAAAACCTCTTAAAGGTAAGAGTTCATATATTTGTAATTTAGATGAGCGGAGCTTTGCAGATGCAGCACCGTGTATTTTTAGTTCTAAATTAAAAAGGGAATGTTGGGATTGCAATAGATGTGATTATTATGAAGCTAAAAATAAATCTATTACTGCGAAGATAAGTGTAGAGAGTTATTCGAGCTTTTTTCATAAGCCTGATCATTTAAAATATAGACAGCTGATTGTATGTGATGAGGCTTCTGAATTAGAAAATATAATAGTTAGTCGGTTTAGTTGTAGTATTGAATTGAATAAGCTAAACAAGCACGGGTTTAGTTTGTTGTATTCATCTAACAGAAAACGATTTCATAATAATTTAATTAAATTACAAAGTGAGTTAGAAGGCAGATATATTGAGTTACTTCGGATGCTTGAAAAGCATTCTGATACAATTAGCGACACTGTGAAGAAGGAATTTAAATTGATTGCTGACTTAAAAGGAGATTTGTCTCTTGTTATTGATACCTGGCAACAATCTGAATATATTATTAATAAGGCTTTTATTCATAATAAAAAATATATACAATTAATACCTAAGAAGATTGATGTACTAGCTCAACATTTATTTAAATATGCCGATAAAGTTCTTTTTATGTCTGCTACGTTT